GCAGGCATGTCGGCCGGGGCGTAGAGCTTGGCGAGGCGGTCGAGGACCTTCTTGCCGCGGCCCTTCTCCAGCTTCTCCAGGGCCTGCCACAGCAGGATGCCGGCGGCCTGGGCCGGGTGGGCGGGACCGCGGTGCGGGGTGGTGGGCTGCTGCGGTTTCGTGGGCTGGTCCTCAGCCTTGTCCGCGGCATTCGCGGCGGCAACGCGCTGCTCGGCATTGTCGGAGGCGACCTTGTTGAGCGCCTCGCCGACGCTCGCGGTGCGCGCGGGCTCGACGACGGGCAGGTCGGTGCCGACGACAGTGGCCTCGACCGTGCGGATCTCTTCGGCCTCGTCCGGGGTATAGACGCCGAGGATCGCCTCGGGGGCGTAGAGGCGTGCCCACTGGCGCGTCCCGCGGTACACGAGCTGCGTCTCGGGCTGCTTGTCCCAGGGGCTGCCGTTGCCGTGGGTGCGCCAGTCCTTGACCGTGCCGCTCAAGCTGCACGGCTTCTTGGCGCCCTTGGGTGTACCGGTGACGACGATGCTGGCGTCCTGGCCCTTGCCGGTGATGTCGTAGGTGAGGCGGCCCTCAATCGCGCCCATGGCCTGGAGCACGGCGGCGACCAGCTTGCCCTCGTAGCACATGCGACCGTGGACCAGGCTGGTGCATTCGGCGACGGCGAAGGGATCCATGCGCCACTTGGCGGCCTGGACCACGATGCGGAAGCAGTCGGAGGCGTTCTTGAGGTGCACCGGCATCGTGCCGCACTTGGCCATGACCTCGGCCAGGCGCTGCACGCCCTCGAAGGTGGTGATGGCGTTCTCAAGAAAGCCGAGGGAAGAGCCGGTCGCGGGGACCGACAGTGCGGTAGATGATTCAGCCATGGGTTGCTCCGTGGTGGTGAGCGGTTGATGTGACGAGGCGGTAAGTGATCAGGCCGGTTGCAGTGCCTTGGCGCGCTGAAGCTCGCGGATGAGCTGCTTGGACTCGGCCGACTGCTCGATCTCCGTGGCGTCGCGTCGCGCGGCTTCGGCGGCGCAGGCGCTTGCCCTCGGCAGCGAGCCAGCGCAGGGTCGCGTCGTAGGAGTGGCCTGCCGGGCGCGGCACCAGGCGGATCTCGATGGCGCGCTGCTTCACGGCTTGACTTCCGTCAGCCCAAGAGCGGCGAAATAGGCGGAGCGCGTATTGGCGTTCTTGGGGTATTTGCCCGAGTCCTCAACGCGCTTGATGGTTGCCAGACCGATGCGGGCCTTGAGCGCCAGGGCGCGCCACGTCAGGCCGGCCTTGATCCGAGCCGCGCGCGGGTGTGGATGTTTCTGCATGGAAACAAGAGATAGGCGGCGGGATGGCGACCGCAAGGGAAAATGTTTCCAGTCAGAAACATACAATAAACGCTTCCAGTTGGAAACATTACCGCCTATAGTCGGACCATGAATATCCCCGACATACTGGTAAAAGCGCGGATTACCCTTGACCTAAAACAAAAGGAGGCGGCGGAAATATGCGGCATTTCCCGGTCTCATTGGGCAAATTTCGAGATTGGGAAACGGGTTCCGCTACCTGAAAACGTCCCGGCCATCGCCAAGTACATGCGCCTGACGGTGGAGCAGCGCGAATTTCTGGCGAGGACAGCCATCCAACATCACGCCGATGAGGAAACGCGCCGTCTACTACACTCCCTTGAACGGAAGTTGTTGGATGGCCAGAAGGAGGTCCGCTGCCTGCGCGTTCAGATGGCGGACATCGTGGAGGAACTGCGTCGCAGAGGCATCGGCCTTCCTGAGTCGTGCCGTGATCTCTGAGCGGACATTCCGATCCGTGGGGGCTGCCAGGGTCCTGGTGGCAGCCGGTTCAGCCCGCTTGCCGCGGGAAGCGTTGGAGCGCTTGACCATGCCGCCAATTCTCGCCGCGGCTCAGAGGGTCAAGATAAACCTGCATACATACTTTCCACAAACGCACGGGCTAGTCCGTGCATTCCGCGTTGCACGCAGCAGCGCGACGAGGTCTTAGCCATGCGATTTATCCTACTTCTTTGTCTCTTGGTCAGCGGTTGCGGCAACCGCGCTAATTTTACCAGTGAGCTATGGTTGAACGGGTACGACCATGCGATCCTGCTCCCAGCGAAGGACGACAGCGCAGGTCTTGGATTGGTCATCGCGGAAGCCTTTCGATCGCGAGGGTTCAACGTCACCGTCAGTGGCGGAGAGCGCATCAAGCTCGAACACGAGCCGGGCCTTTCCACGCTGGTGGTATCCTATGCGGTTGTGCGCGGCGGTTTCTCGGCGCAGCGGGTGGACATCTTCTGCCGTGATTACAATAAGGGCTTGGTGCTCAGCGATCAGCCGCGCGATCGCTGTAGTCTGACGGCCTCCATGTATGGCGAGAAGCCTGCGGCGCCCGTGGCCGACTACGTGACAGAATGGATCGACGACCACCGGGATCAGTACGACGCCAACGCGGTGTTGCTTAGGCCTAGCTGGTGGACGAATGTTGAGCGCAACACGGGTAATGGGGCAGATCGCCCATGATGACCGAACCGCAGAAGCATGGAGTTGGCCGTTTTGCTGGTGTTATACGCCTGATCGTATCGGTCGTCAGTCTGGCGTGGATTGCTTACCTGCTGATCTCGGCCCCGTGGTCGAGGGGTGGCCAGTTCCTGCTCGGCTATCTGGCGGTCGGCATCGTGCCGGTGGTGCTCATCTGCGCGTTGCTCCCGGATGGAATCCGCCAGGTGTTAGGCAAGGCCGGCAAGTGACCGCGCTGCCCTGGATCATCTACGTCCGCGTCAGCACCGACGACCAGGCCGAGGCCGGCGTCAGCCTGGACGCGCAGGAGGCTAGCTGCCGATCCTACGCCCAGGCGCGCGGGTGGACGGTGGCGCAGTCGATCGCCGATCCCGGCTACAGCGGCGCCACGTCGCGCCGGCCCGGGCTCCAGCGTCTGCTCGTCGAGCTGCGCGAAGGGCGTGCGGCCGGGGTGATCATCTGGAAGATCGACCGCCTGACGCGATCGCTGCGCTTCTTGCTGGAGCTCGTCGACCTGGCCGATCAGCACAAGGTCGGGCTGGTCTCGGTGACGGAGGCCATGGACACGTCGACACCGGCCGGCCGGCTGATGATCTCGATGCTCGGGGCCTTCGGTCAGCATGAGCGGGAGACGATCAGCGCGCGCATCAAGGAGGCGATGCAGCACGTCAAGCGCACCGGATACTGGACCGGCGGCCATGTCCCGCCTGGCTGCATGGTGGTGGCGGACGGCCAGCGGCGGAAGCTGGTCGAGGACCCGGCCCATGCCCAGGCGGTGCGTCCCCTGTGGTCGTGGATCCTGTCCGGGGATGGGCTCAACGTCTGCGCGCGTCGCCTCCAGGACGCTGGGGTGCCGGCAGCGGGCTACACCGGGAAGCCGAGCCGCAGGGGGTGGACGCCGGCCATGGCCTGGAACCTGGCCCGCTCGCCCCAGGTGACGGGTTTACTGGTCGATGCGGCGACCCAGGCGGCCGCGGTTCGCACGCTGGCGACGCGCCAGACGCCCGTGCGCCGAGGATCTGCCCCCAGGCCGGGCGCCAGGGCCAGCGTGGCGTCGATCGTGGCGGGGCTGGCTCGCTGCCCGCTCTGCCAGTCGGCCATGGTCCAGGCCACGGTGAAGAACCGGCACGGGAGGGAATACAGGTACTTCCGCTGCTGCCTGGCTAACAAGAACCGCAGCCTATGCCGGCAGAAGGACGCACGGGTCGAGGAGGTCGAAGCCGAGACCGTGCGCGCCATCGAGGAGGCGGTCAACGGCGGCGCCTACCGGAAGACCTTGCTGGCTGCCCGGAAGGTCAGCGTCGCCCAGGTGCAGGAGGCGCGGGACGCCAAGATCCGCCTGACCTCGGAGCGTGAACAGCTCGCCGGCCGGATCTCGCATCTGGCCAAGACGGGGGCGGTCGGGACTGAGGGGTTCAATCTGGCCCTGGCCGCTCTGGGCGACGAGGCCAAGGCCATCGACCGGCGGCTGGCCGAAGCCGAGGGGATCCTGGCTGTGCGCGGTGTCGATGCCCACAACATCGAGATGATCCTGGAGACGATCGCCGGCCAGGTCGCCAACCTCAAGGCCTACAGCCCCGGGGAGAAAACGGCGGTATTGCGCGAGTGGATCCAGCGCGTCGAGGTCCATCCCGACCGCGTGGTCCTGTGGATGTACCAGCCGGAGGAGCCTGGAAACAAGAGCCCCCAGCCTTTCGGCCGGGGGTTTGCACCGGA